AAAATGCTGAGGGGTTCGTATAATCCAGTAGGGTGACAGCAGAAGAAGTAAGGGCATAACTTCCACTCCACCCGTAGATCTTACCGTCCTTGGCCCTAGAGACTGATTTAGAAGGTCCCAGGGTCATGCATCATAGACTCTACCAGTCAAAGCTACGTTTTGAGTATAGGTAGTTCCCGAACTAATATTTTTAGCCATACACAGAACATAAGTAAGAGGCGGAATAACTAACCTGATCGGATTATCTGGGTCCGTGTATGCCGTTGCATCGGTTATTAAATACGAGAATACCGTTATATTATTGAAACGGATCTGATATTGAATATTATCTGTGTGTGATTGAGTAGAACTGAATTGAACTTTAGCGACAATATAGCCTTTACCTGTATTAAATTCCAATAAATTAACGTTAGAAGATCCAACCGATTCTTCACCACTATAACCATAGCAGTGATCACCTACAATAGTTAGCGCTGTGCTAACTCCGGTAAACTGGGCGTTAGACCCTATTTTCGTTTTAGCCATTCAAGACTATTCGAAATATAGAGTTACACTAAGGCTTGAAGCCGTTGGTGTGCCTGAACTAAATTGAAATGCAACCTGGAGATCAATGTTATTGACACCAGCAACGCTAAAGTTGGTTGGGATCATATTGAACTGAGGTGTACCGCCAGCATCTGCAACATCTCCGCAAGATCCAGCTAGGGTGAGATTTTGCTCACTCATATTAGATCCCAATAAACGGCATGCCAGGACAAAGCCTTTCGTATCTGAGGCATCAACGGCTACATCAATTCTGGATATGCGCTGTGAGCCCTGGGGCGTTTGGATATTGCCGAGCGAAGTGGATGACATATTTGACGTAAGCGAAAAATAGGTTTTATCCGTCGGTGTGCTGTCGTAGGTTCGGGTTATGGTTGTGACTGACATCTTATATTCTGAAGTATAGTTTACTTCCTCCGAGTTTTAGTTGTGGGAATCTGCTACGTGCAAATGCTCCAAGCATTGCAACAAGACTAGCAGTAACTAACGTCTTTCTACCTGTGTCGGTTCCGATCATATCAATGGCGTTACCTGACAGGGTACTAAATGCGGTCCCTAATTGACCGTCTGTAATATCTTTGATTACTCCTTCTGTGACAGCTGTTCTACCAAAAGCACCGGTGACAGATTGTCCAGCGTTAAGGTATGCTGCTATGGCAAGGCCTGAAGCCATGCCCGTAATACTAGGGTGTGGAACTGCTTTCATATATTTTCTCCTTGGATTGCCTGGGGCTTTACGAGTGTAGGCTCTACGTGCGGTTTTACGACGCTGACCTTTCTTGGTTGATGAACGAGAGCGAGACGCACCGTACGATTTCTTAGATATGAGCTTTCCATTTCTAAAAAACATAGTTCGTCCATTCTTTCCTTTCCTCGTATACAAGCCCACAGGCATATACTCATACATGAGTAGTGCTTATTAAATGAGTAGGTAAACATTTTTGAGTATTACACAATTTGTTTTATACTAGAACTACTGTGAAGAGTAGATATGAGCTTAGATAAAGAGAAATTTGGGTTCGGTCTACGTCCTACGATGGACGAAGTACCACCAGGTCAGCATGCTATATTCCGTTTTACGGGACCAGGCAAGATCATAGACACAGAGAAGTATGGAGAAAAGTATTCTTTTCCCGTTGAAGTCTCCTACCATCCCTCCTATGATACCCTCCCTCCCCTATCCGATAACGTAATAGATAGGGAAAAGAAGGAAGCACAATTAGAAGGACAGACAGTGAAGTGTGAATGGGAAACAAAATGTCACTCAGCCAAGCAGCTATACTATGCTCTTTTCAGTGCTGATGAACCTAACGTGGTAGATATGACCAGGGATGATAAGTTTTCACTCAAATTAGAGAAGCATTATGAAAAGGATCTCTGGAGATTAACCAGGTTCGATACTGGTGCATACTGGTTAGAGGTAGAATGATCTGCAGACAGTGTGATAAGAAAATGAAAGTCGTAGGCTTTAACGGAATCTGTGATGTTCATCGTTGCTTGGATTGTACACCATATCCGGAGAAAGCATGAAGCGTAGGTGTAATATCTGTCTACAATCAACAGATCATCTTAAAACAGACAAATTTAATAATACAGTAACGATCTGTTATGAATGTCAAAAGATTATAACCAAAATAGTACGCAGCCAGATTGAATACTAGTCTCTACAGTCACTTTCTGATAGGGAGACGGGGAGGGGTTGAGGATGAGGTGGGGTAGCAATGGGTATTAAAAGGGAGTTTGGCGCGCTGCTGTGCCTTCTAGGTGCCTTATTTCCCCAATCCCATGCCAATCTCTGCAACACTTTTGCCAATTGGCTGCTTTTTGGCTGCTTCAGTGATGATCGGTAATAATTTGGCCCCTAGCATCTGTATATAGTACGGTTGGTTTTCTAATTCCTTGGTAATACTATGCATCAGAGAAAAATTTCCCTGATCCGAGTTTTTCAGTTCTTTAGCAGCGTGTCCCATTGCTCCAGTCCAAAACTTTTGAAAACTCTCTCTAGCTTGTGGCAGCATAAATTCTTCAAAATCAATTAACATCTGTTCTCTGATTTTTTTAGTAATAACATCCAGGGACATTAACAGAGTTTTGTCAGATTCTGAACTCTTTAACCAGGACTCTATTTTTTGTTGAGTTTTCAACGGAACATAATAAGTGTAAATTATAAAATATATTGCAAACGAAATTAATGCAAAAAGATAAAATGCTGCATCTGTCATTATAATTTATCCTTTACATAATCTGAACTAATTGAATATCCTTTCTGGAGCATACAGGATATAATCCATGCCCCACCCAAAGCCCGATAACGAAAACCAGTACCCAGATAATCTTGTGCGTTAGATCTACAATCACCTAGGGCGGTTTGGAAGTCGTGTGATGCTTCCGTTACTGGATCTATTAAAGTTTCCTTTACTTCCTCTTTGATATCATCTATTATTTCATCTGCTGATGGTATCTCAATATTTTCAAAAAATTCTATAACATCCGCTAAAATCTTCAAGGCCTCATCTGTTGAATGGTAAAGCGATGCCAGGACAACAGGTCTTGGTACATTCAGATCTATTGTGGGTATTGGTTCGCAAATTGCTATTAATTTAGATACTGCGCTTGCTTTTTTATCAAACATCGAAAAACCTAACCAGGCACCAAAAATTATAATCGGTTGCATTACTGGAATCAACGCTTGAAGCCATCTGGTATAATCTACATTTTTCATGAGCTCTTCAAAATCAGTTTCTTTCTTTTTCATACTCTATAACCTGTCAGGATGCATGATATTGCCCCATTGTTAGCGCTCTCACTCGCCTGAATCTTAACTGTGCTGTTTGGTGGTATGATGAATTCAAACATCTTGGGTTGGATCCCAATATTATTAATCAGGACAACCAACTTTTCAACGAATAAGGCCTGGTCATCTACATTGATCGTATAGCTTAGAACTTCTCCAGCTGAGATCGAGCTCCAGTCAATCCCTAAAGTTACCCTGGTTAAGTAAAATGCTGAGGGGTTCGTATAATCCAGTAGGGTGACAGCAGAAGAAGTAAGGGCATAACTTCCACTCCACCCGTAGATCTTACCGTCCTT